GCCAAGCTCTTTCTCGATCCCAACCATCACCACGGTCGCGAAGACCATAGCTTCAATCGGGAACGTGAGAGCAGAGCCCATAGACGCGAACTTGGCGAGGCGAACTACACCTCGACCAGGCACATCAGCCTTCCGCGAACGGCAAGCATCAATCCCCTCGGCAAGCCAAGGGAACCGAGCCACCATCGCGCGTACGAGCTGATTAGAGACACGGTCTGACGCCTCGGACAAGTCCAAGGTTGCCAGAGATCCATCAATGGATCCTTTCAAGGCGAGACGTTGATTAGACGCCGCGTCCTTGAAGCCAAGAAGCCACGGAAAGCGGGAGTCACTCCGCTCAAGTGCTTCAACTAGGTCACGCTTCACGGCTTGCTGCATAAACTGCATGCAGGTCGGCTCGATGGCGATGATTCTAGGTGTCTTCAGCGTTTTAGGTACGGATATGACCCTTACAGGTCTCTCCGCACCGGGCTGGACGGTGTTCACGCGGGCAAGCTCATCGCTGAGCTTTGGCGAGTAAAAGAGGTACTCCCCTGAAGGGAAGATCCTCTCCAATCGCTCCGGCCATTCACGGTTCGACCACTTGGCGTTTGCAACCAAGCGGTCTTGCGTGGCTCCGGGCCCGTGCTTCGGGTAGAGTGCGCCTTGCCAGACCTTCCGGTCCAGTTCGGTAAGCACTTCACCAAAGAGAAGCATGCTGACACGAGAAAACGCGAGGTAATCAGCCTCGGTCCGTTCAATGTCAGCTTTACGAACACTCGTCTCAATCTCGATGAAGGCGTCGAGAGCTGCGGCCTCTCGTGCATCGCTGCACTTAAGGCCGATCTTGCCGAACATCAGCGTAAGCTGACGCAAGGCTTGAATGCAATCGACGTCTGGCTCATCGAGCAGCAGACCAGTACCACGGTCGAACACGCGATCGAGGAAACCCCCTAAGAAAGCGGGGAGACCTGCTCGCCAGGTGAAACCCTGGAACGAGTTGCGATCCACCTTGCCATCTGCTAAACCTTTTTGGAGGTCGTCGCAGAAGCGAGGGAGGGTAATCGTGAGAAACGATACCCCTTCGTGTTCAGACCGAACCGCGACTGTTTTGTAATCGCGGCTGGTGCTAGTGTGACATCGGACAGCCCACTCGTGGGCTGTCTCCTGCCAGAGTCGTAACAGGCTTTGCATCGTGCCTCCTTGTAAGGGGGTCGCGATCCTGCGCCTGGCAACGACGATCCAAAGCTACTGCTGTCGCTCGGGGTGGGTGGTGTGTGGGATGAACCCAGACCAGGGATTAACCTGTTTTAACCACTACCTGCCTTGCGTCAGTGACACTAGTAGCCTCTGACTTCTTCCTGCAACATGACCGTCACCAGAGGCAACAATCATG